TTTTGTTGGTCAACCATTTACATTTGCATTTGCACAAGTTGGAACTAACTGTGGGTTGGTTGGACAGAATGCATGTGTAGAGGTTGATGGTGCTGCATATTGGATGTCAGAAAATGGTTTCTTTAGATATGCTGGTAAACTAGAATCATTACCTTGTTTAGTTGAAGATCATGTTTACAACGATATAAATTTGGAATCTGGCAATCAAATGATATCAGCTGGGTTAAATAATTTGTTTGGTGAAGTAATGTGGTTTTATCCAAGTTCTTCATCAGCTGTTGTAAATAAACAAGTCACTTACAACTATTTTGATTCATCATCACAAAGACCTGTTTGGACAGTTGGTTCTTTAGCTAGAACAATGTGGAGAGATTCCGCAGTGTTTGGTTTACCACATGCATTGGAATATGATGCAGATACAGATACATCGTTTGATGTAGTGGGTAACACGGAGGGTAGAACAAGTTACTATGAACACGAAACAGGGACAGATCAAAATAGAAATGGTACAATAACAGCCATAACCGCTAATATATTATCTGGAGATTATGACATAAGCCAAAGAAGAAGTGCTTTAGGTCAAACAACAGGTAGTGCTGATCTTAGAGGAGATGGTGAATTTTTAATGAAGATAAGAAGATTTATACCAGATTTTATATCACAAACAGGAACAACTAGAATTACATTAAATTTAAGAGATTTTCCAAATGACTCTGCTGCAAGTTCATCTTTAGGTCCTTTTGATATTACATCAAGCACTCAAAAAGTAGATACAAGAGCTAGGGCAAGATCCATTGCATTAAAAGTAGAAAATACAGGATCTAGTCAAGATTGGAGATTGGGAACATTTAGATTAGATATACAACCAGATGGACGTAGGTAATGGCAAAAATAGTACAGGTAATAACTAGACCTTCAAATGAATATGATATACAGACAGCTGAAGCACAAGTAAGAGATCTTGATGCGATTGTGGAAAAATTAAACTCAACGTTTCAAGAAGATTTAAAAGATGAGGTTGAAGCATTTAACTTTTTTATTAACTAATGGCTAATCAATTTAAATTTGTAGGTATAGATAATAGCACAAGCGGGAGCGCATTAAGTCCGTTTGGAACAGGCAATCCTTTAGTTAGTGAAACATATGTAATTAAATCTATTTTAGTTACATCAGCTGGCACACCTTCAGTCACAGTTACAAACAACAGTATTACAGCTATAAAGTCAGCAGCATTAACTGCTAATGTTACAACAGAGTTATTAACCCAACCTTTGGTAGTAGAAGGAGGAGATAGTTTTACAGTGCTATCAAGTACAACAGACTCATTTGACGTAGCTATTAGCTACCTAAACATTAAGAAAGAGGTAACCGTATAATGGAAGTATTAAAACCAGCAAAAGTAGAAACAACGTACAGACACAAGGAAACTGGAGAGCTTTTTAAGGAAAGAAAAGACTGGGAAGCTAAAGGTTATAAGAACGAGGATATGGCTCAAGACGTAAATGTTATAATGCCTAGCCTTGATTTATTTGGAAAAACAAAATAAACTGATAAGATGGCAATAACTAGAGCACAACAGGCAAAACAGATGTTACAAGACGGCGGTATGTTAGTATCACCATCTAAAGATGGTAAACGACCTGGATATAGAAGTGAAAAGTTTCAAAAAGCAAGAGAAGAAGCAATGACTGGCCGTAAGCAAAGTACGTTCGATTCTGAAATAGAGGATCAAACAAGTCCCGAAGATAGAGAAGAGGTACGAACAACAGGCGGAGATAAAGGTTCTGGTTTAGAAACAAGAAGAAAAGAAAACGAAATAAAATTAAAAAAATTTAAAGACACAAGACCAAAAGTTAAAATACCTCCACTAGGTCCATTTAAATTTATAAAAAGACCCTTGCAAAAATTTTCTGATTTTACAACTGCTAGAAATAGAGCATTTTTTGAAGATGTAATTAGAGCAGGAAAAATACCTGGAGTTAATTTTGCAACTCTTTCAGATCCAAATTTTGATATAGAGGAAGCGTATCAAGATTATATGACAGCTAGGTCATTAGGTGAAATAGATGCAATGGGTAATCCTATTCCTGAAACTCTTAGAAGAGATAGAGATGAGCCAATACCTTTTATACCAAAACCGATTGAAGAAGAAATGGAAGAAGTAACAGAATATGTAAACCCATTATCAAAATTAACACCAAGAATTGCAGGATCAAGATTTTTAGGAACTGAGTTTGCAGCTGACGGTGGACGTATGGGTGTTATGAATGGTGGAATTGCTAGTTTAGAGGACATGGATAGAGAAGCATTTTTATTAGGTGGTATAGCAAAGGGATTAAAAAAAGCTGTTAGAGGTGTTAAGAAAATTGTAAAGTCTCCATTAGGTAGAGCTGCATTAAGTTTTGCTGCTCTTAAATTTGGTGGTGGTTTAGGTGGATTAAAAGGAACTTTATTTGGTCAAGCAGGATCTAGAGTAGGTGAAGCTTTCATACCATACAAAGAGGGTTTGTTTACAAAATTAGGTTTGACTAAAGGTGGTGGTTCTTTAATACCAACTATAAAAGGTGGCATAACTCTTTCATCGATACTACCACTATTAGCTGGAAAAACAGATGAAGAAAAAGATGACATTTTAAAAGAATATTATGCATCGCAAGCACTAACACCAGCAACAACAGCTAGACAGGCTGGTAGTGAATTTGATTTTTACGATTACAATTTAGCAGAAGGGGGTATGCCTAGCAAAGAACCTGTTGCTAAAAAAGTTATGCCTTTATTAGATATGGATGGTATGGAAAAGGATTATAGAGCAGAGGGTGGATTTGTACCCATTGGACGTATGGAAAAAGCAGATGATGTTCCAGCTAGATTATCTAAAAATGAGTTTGTATTTACAGCTGATGCAGTAAGAAATGCGGGTGAGGGAGATGTAGACAAAGGGGCAGAAGTTATGTATAACATGATGAAAAACCTCGAATCCGGAGGTGAAGTATCTGAAGAATCGCAAGGATTAGATGGCGCTAGAGAAATGTTTCAAACAGCACAAAGATTAGAGGAAGTTATATAATGTCCACAGAAACTGTAATAAATAGACCTGCACCTTTTGTAGAGGAAATAGGTCAAAAGTTATCTGAACAAGCTTTAGGTTTACAACAAGTTCCAGTCGTAACAACTGGTCTAACTGGTCTTACAAAACAAGCTGGTGAAACAGATGCTGGTTTTAAAGCAAGACAAGATGCTGCAAGAGCATTTACAACAAGACAACAAAACTTAGCTGGCCTTACACCACAAGTTGCAGGACAAACAGCGTTACAACAAGCAGCAGGTAGATTAGGGGCAGAAGCTGCAGGAATAGATCCAACTACTGGACAAAGAACTGGATTAGCATCTTTTGAACCATTTTTACAAAGAGCACAAACAGAAGCACAACTTGCTAGTGGGTTAGGAACCACGGCTCTTGGACAATTAGGGGCTGCTTCCTCAACTGTAGGTGGTGTGCCATTAGGAGCACAAGCTTTCCAACAAGATGTATCCCAATTTATGTCTCCATATCAACAACAAGTTATTGATGTGTCACTTGCAGAGTTTGATCGTAACAAACAAATGCAAGAACAACAAATACGAGACCAACAAGCAAAATTGGGTGTGCTCGGTGCAGGCCGAGCGGGAGTGCAACTCGCAGAGTTTGGCACAGGGGCAGCGAGAGAACGAGCTTTGTTACAAGCTGGTTTACTACAACAAGGCTTTAATCAAGCAGCTTCACAAAGACAACAAGACATTACAAATAGATTTGGTTTAGGAACAGCACAATCAGGTATAGCAGGTCAACTACAAGGCTTAGGTGGATTTAGATCAAACTTAGCACAACAACAAGCTCAACTTGGAAGTGCACAACAAGGCTTACAAGGAACAGACATAACTAGATTAGGTCAGTTAGGATCTATCAACCAAGCTCAAAGACAAGCTGAACTTGATGCACAAAGAGAAGCTACAAGAATGGCTGCGTTTCAACCACAAGAAGAGTTGAATAGATTTGCTGATATTACAACTGGTATCATGGGTGGTATGAGAGGTACGGGAGCAACTACAACAAACGTTCCTAACCCTACTCCATTACAGACAGCATTAGGTGTTGGTTCAACACTTGCTGGTATATATGGTGCGTTCAACCCTAGACCACTATTTGGGTAGATAAATGAACAGAGTATTAAGAAGACCTATGTTTAAAATGGGAGGTTCTACAGGAACTGGTATTACATCAGGTCTTGATAAACCAAGACAACAATACAATAAAGCAGGTCTTGTAGATCCTAACAAATTACTTCCACAGTTAGGTAGTCAAAAAGCAACTAGAACACCGGATGATCCCAATACATTGCTTCCTCAGATAAACAAAACAACACAAACAACGGACAACCAAGAATTTAATTTAGCAGATCTTGTTACTTTACTTGGAAATAAAAAAGAAGAGGATAAGTTTGTACCTAGTGAGGCTTTACAAGAGGCATTTAAAGATAGAAAAACTAAACCAG